ATGACATTTTCACTTTTCGGCGACAAATTCACCCGTCATTCAGGCATCACCCGCTTGATGGAAGACCTCAATGACGGCCTGCGCACTCCGGGCGCAATCATGCTGGGCGGCGGTAATCCCGCGCAGATCCCGGAAATGAACGAATACTTCCAGACCCTGCTGGCTGACATGCTCGCCAACGGCAAAGCCCTTGATGCGCTTTGTAATTACGACGGTCCGCAGGGAAAAAGCGAGCTTCTGACCGTGCTGGCGCAGATGCTGCGCGAAGAACTGGGCTGGGAGATTGAACCACAGAATATTGCACTAACAAATGGCAGTCAGAGTGCATTTTTCTACTTGTTTAACCTCTTTGCCGGACGCCGTGCGGATGGCACCACCCGCAAAGTCCTGTTCCCGCTGACGCCGGAATATATCGGCTACGCCGACTCGGGTCTCGAAGAGGATCTGTTTGTCGCCACCCGCCCGAATATTGAGTTGCTGCCAGAAGGCCAGTTTAAATACCACGTCGATTTTGAACACCTGCAGGTCACGTATAGCGCGGGAAAAAAATTGATACCAAATTGAAAAAAAATTGATACAGAAATTTTTTCAAAAAAATAAATCATTTGATACAAAGTAAGTCACTTTTCGGATACTGAATCCGAGAAAAAATGAAACATGAGAGCGGCAATCCAACCTTTATTACCGCACTCAATTCAGAACACATCCCCAACATGAAGCCTGCCATCCTTGGCGGGGTACGTTAACTGGACATCGCAGAACGTAGTGCCGTTTCAGCCTCCTCCAGTGGGTTGCCTGCACCCGAATACTCAAACTCAAATTCGTTAAATATTGCGTTAGAGCTACCTACACGAGTCGTATATATCACCCGAGCCACAGCGCCAATGAGGCTGTCTAGCCTGACGACCTCGTACATCACGTCGACAGTTTTCTCAGACGCTGACGATGCATCGACAATACCCAGCGCACTGTAATATTCAGCACTAGAAACAGATTTTGATAAAGTGAATGACATTCATTTCCCCCTTATGATGCTACGGCAATGTTCTGCCATGTCGTGGCGCCGTCTGATGCGAGTGTCATGCAGACCGCAAGAATGACATCACCCGTCGCGTACGCGGATTTCGGTTGTTGAACGATGACACCTGGTAGGGTATACCGAGGACGTCGCCATCCGATGAGACTGTAGCCACTACCTGCAGGGGTGTTATCAGTACCTACAAGTCGCAAGATGCTCCATTCTCCGTCAGATCTCCACGCGTTTCGCATGATAGTCCCTTTGAAAGTCAGGTTTTTAATGTATGACGCCGTACCGTTCGCCAGAGTAACCCCACCTGTTTCACCAATTTTGCAATTTATAAAATCTCCCACCTCTGCGGCATTTTCTGTTGTAAGGCTCAGGGTCGGAATAGTGCAGTCATTAAAACGATTCCGGGTGCTGGCGGAAAGGCGGGTCAGACCGTTAAGAAACCTACAGCGCGTCGCATCAATGTATGATGAATCATCGGTCATTGCCGTTGCATCTATTTTCGTCGCCTGCAGCGTCCCCATGAACCGAGGCCCCCAGTTCAGAACTCGGCCACCTTTGATTTCTGTATCCGCAGACCAGGAAGATAGAAAATCGATCCTCACCTTATCGACAGAGATGCGGGACGTGCTTTCAAAATAGACATGACCTGCGGTCAGTAATTTTATCGTGGATTCAGTATTAGATGAGAAGAATGACGTTCTGCCAATATTACCACCTCTCGCCGTGGTTATTTTGTTGACAACGTTATCGCAGGTCGATTCCACGAGCGCTATTGCAACGTGAATGCCAGCACTTCCGTTCAAGGTATTTTGATCGCCGTAATATGTTTTCCCGTTTTCGTACGCATAATCATTAAATGTTGCATTCCCCAGGTGCCCATCTGTGAGATAAATAACATGGTTGACATACTTCAGACCAGTTGACGTTGATGCACCGGTCAGCCCGACATACCCATCATCTGTAGTGAGGACTGCATCAGCCTCAGCATGAATATGACCGATAACAATTTTTGAGCCTGCAACGTAAATGCCCTTGTGATACGAGTCATGGCAAAGGATAAATGGGAAAACAACACTGTTACATTCGTCCCCGTTAGGGTTCGTGAGAAGCGCGTGTTCACTAACGTTGCCACAGCGCTCAAAGATCGGGACAAATAACGAATCATAAATAGGTGCCAGTTCGATACCTGTGCCATTAATATCACATGCGCGAATAAATATTCCGTATAGGCCCGTATATTTGACATAAACACCCCGCATGGGTGTATGTCGCCTTCCGATATCCCTGACCGAAATCGTCGAAAAGATTAGTCCGTTCTGGATAGTGCTGAAATCCGTAGCTGGGTCGCCGAGCAGGAGAGCATATTTACTTGTACTTTGGTCAAAAACCTCAGAATCTACATGAAAAACAGGATTGCCCTTAATGACATGAATTCCCGTTGCTATCACCGTTTTTGAAATATAATAGGCACGTTCCAGAAACGAGGAATTATACGTTTTAGCCGAAAAATCAACAGCTAGATTGTTAGCGATGGCTGTTGCAAACATCCGATTCAACGCGTCAGAACAATCCGTTCCAGCGACAAGACGTGTTGAGTCACAACGAGCGCCGTAATGCTCCGCGTGAAGCGTTTCGTTCTCAATGATGCGCTGCCAGTACATGCCGGTGGATCCATCTGGCACACAAATATACCCCCCGTCGTCGGCTGCTGAACCAGATTTAGCAACAAACTCGCCAAATCCTTCCGGTGGTTTCGATAAGACCGCCCATCCGTCAGTCTGGGCATGCGCTGCCAACAGTATACGTTGACCTTCATTGGCTGGGAGGGTGTTTCGTAATGCCTGGAAAGATGATACCTGACCAACAAGCTTGAAACCGTCATCTGAAATAAGTTTCCGACGAAGCCCGTCACCTCCGATTGACTTGACCGCCTCACTTATTTGGTTGAATTTTTTCTTATCCTGAGGAATACCAGCTTCCGCCAAAATACTTAACAATTCGGCCTGGATAATATTAAACCAGTCTGCACCTGGCCAGCTTATTCCCCCTTGCTGCAGGCTTTCACCGAACCAGCGTGGAGAAATAGACTGCTCATCTTTCGGCTCCGGCATCTCCGGGACGCCGCTGGTGTTGTCGAGATGGTACATAGCGGCTCCTTACGGCTTCTCGGGCCAGACAATATTGGTGCCAGTGGTATCCACGCGGCTCAGTACGAGGCGATACGCCTCCCAGCGTGCCAGCTGCGCGGTTTCATCGTCAGTCGCCTGTCCGCTGCTGACGGCATAGCTCAGTAGCGAAATCTGCTCTGACGCACCAGACAGCAGTTTTGCCTTATGGCTGTCAGCCTGGGCGGTGATATAAGCCCGTTCAGCGTCTTGGTTTTTGACCCAGGCTGAGCCATCCCATTCATCAAACTGGCCCGGCATTTTGAGTGTGAAGCCGTCAGGAACGGGGCCAATATCTGTAATGGTCAGGGGCTCACGGGTCGTGGTGCTCCAGATAACCTGACCGCGCAGGTCCTTGACATAAACCCACTCGGTGCCGTTCCAGCGGGTGACGAAGGTCGTTTTGTCCTCTGGTGGGGCCACAAACGTGCAGCCATCAGGCAGTGTGAACCACGCATCAGGAACAACGTGTTTAGTACCGGTGCTCTCGTAATAAAGCTGACCGGTCTTATCTTCAATCTGCGTCCACTGGCCCTTCGCGAACAGCAGAACATAACCGGCATCCGCCACAGGGGGCTCAGTAGTGATGGCCCATTCCGGCAGGGATTTACTCAGAGAAGAAATAACAAAACCGGTGCCGTGAATATTCCAGTAACGGGTCCCACGAATATCGGTCACATATTCCCATTCACCATTTTTAAATATGCCCGTCTGGCCTTTTTCCGGCTCACAGGGAATATGCGTGGTATTAGCAGGCAAGCCTGTGCCTGCCGGAATCGTCATAAAAACGGAGCCGATATAAACACCATCGACGTCGTACTGATAAAGCCAGATAGCCCGGGGGCTATGAGAAAATTCGAATGACATTACGCTAACCTCACGATGGCGTTAAAGGCGATATTTTTGACGGTGTTTTCCGTATTGCCGGTGCTGTTGATAGTCACAGCATGAGCATGCGGGCCGATATAAACGGTGTGGCCGTGAATGCCGATATCGACGGTATGTCGGTGGGCTGCGGCTTTGCTGGTTTTATTCCGGGTGCGGTGGGAGTCATTATCTGACCCGACGACGTAATCCGGGTCCCAGGCGTCACCCGGTGCAGCAAGACCACCGTTGTGGTCGTGTTCGTTATCCAGACTGGTGGGCTTTGTACCGTGGTCAAAGTTACTGGCGGGCACGGCCCCGAGGTCAGTAGAGGCCACGCTCCCTGTGTGTGCGTGAGCCTTCACGCCGTCAGCTTCATAAGACAGCAGCGCCCGCCCGGAGGCCGGTAAAAACTTGATGCTCTGCCCGCGCATGTCCGGCAGAACGCCAGAGGGATATGCAACCGCAAGGCGCGGATAGGCTGTTTTATTAAAGCTCTGGCCCAACATCAGCGCAAAACTGTTCGGTGCTGTCGCCCCCGGCCACGGAAGTGGAATACCCGGAGGGAGCATATAATCTGATGAAAATAACCGGATGGCCTGGGCAAACTGGTCCAGTGCATTTTTATCCGGCGTAATATTCGCCAGCGCCAGCACATTCAGCATTTCCGCCTGAATAGCATTGAACCAGTCCGCGCCCGGATAACTCGGCTGAATACCGTCGCCGCCTTCGGTAAACCAGCGGCGCTCGGTAAATAATACCGGCTTGATGGCAGGCATATCAGGAACGGAAGAGGCATTATCCAGGTGATACATAATTAAACCTCGTAAAGAAAATCGTAATCGTGGCCAGCAAGCCGGTAACGACGTAAAAAACATTCCAGTATCTGCGCCTGCAGGCTGATTAACGGCGTCAGGACGTTACTGATACTGCGAAAGCGGATCATCGGCATATCCGTGACCGTCACCTGCAGCAGGTAGCGGTATTTGTGGGAATAAATCGGATACATGATGTCGCGCATGACGTGATGCGGCAGAATTTCGGTCACCTGAATGGTGAAGCCCAGCGCATCTTTTACAGCCTGCTCAATCTGCCAGGTGGCCAGCCCGCCTTTGCGGTGATACTTCTCCACCACGGCATCGCGACGGCGGTCAAAGCCGTCCGGGATGGCGTTACAGTCCGGCAGGCCGAGATAATCTTCCCAGTCGGCCAGCAGCAGGTCAGTGGTCTCCGGGCGCATCTCAGTGACAAGCAAATCCGCGTTCGCTTCCGCCAGCTGCAGGCGGGAACTGAAGCCCCGGAGCAGTGACGTCAGCGCCGCCGTCTGGTCGCGTGGCCACGCTTTACCGCGTGGCATCAGTTGCTGCAGGACGTCCTGCCAGTCCTCTACACGATGCGCCATTTGATAGTCCCCAGCGTCAGCAGCTCATAGTTCTCGCTGGCCTGATTTGTGGTGAGGTCCAGTTCATAATCCGTGACACCCGTCGATGAACCAATGGCCGTGCGGATAGCGGAGAGCAGCAGCGTGTCGCCCGGCGAGACCGAACGGAACAGCGCCTGAAGGCTCAGGGTCACTGCAGAACGGATAGCGGCAGTGTCCGGGATGACGCGGATGGTCAGAGGCACCGGCTTGAGTGTCAGCGGGATGGGCCAGACCTCGATACCACCGGGCTTGCCGACGTAAGTCCCGGTCGCCGGGTCCTGATGGCGGAACAGGTACGCCTGCATGGCGTTGCGGTCAGTGACGGTCGGGATAATGTCAGAGCGCTGGTCGTAGACCCACGCAAGACCCACCGTTCCCAGCCCGTGCCAGCAGTCAAAGGCCCATGCCCGGCTGATGCCCGGCAGCTCAGTTGCCCAGATAACATAATCATGCAGTGCACCACCGGTCGGCGGATTGCGCTTGCGGTACAGCAGGCGCGTCAGCAGCTCGACCACGGACTCGACGTCCGCGCCGCCTGAGATACCGGCATCCGCCACCACGCCGTCGCTGTTCACCCCGGCCACAGGGGAAATGAGGGTCAGGACGTCACCGGCTTTCAGGTTGCCGCTGAGGCCCGTCTCGTCAGCCTGCACGGTGACGGTGATTTTGCCCGCTGACGGGTCATTCGTGGCCGTGACGTGGAATCGGACGCCGTCCTGTGTCTGCATTTCTGTATCGAGCGGCAGCGGCTTTGTGCCGGTGAAGGTGACCGGGCCGCTGGCATAGGATGCGGCTTTACGAATAACGCCCTCATAGCGGGCGGTATCAATAATGGTTTCGTCGGCTGACTGCTCTGACGGGATAATCTGGTTTTTAATCCACGTCTGATAATCGTAGACGTCGCGTAAAGCGCCGCTGAAAGCCGTATTTAACGCGCGTTCAACACCGACAATCGGTAATTCCTGGTCGAGTTCAATCTCTAAATCCTGAATACCGGCACGAATAAGCTGGCGGAGCGTCGGGACATTAAATGTAGCCATTTTCTACCGCCTCCCAGCGTTTCTTTATTTCGACGGTTAACTCGGTTTTATCCGGGCGGGTGAGAATAATGGTCAATGCCAGCCAGTTAATACGGGGAATGGTGGCAATGACCTGCGCATTTCGCGCATAGCCGTAGCGTAATAACGGCTGCATGGCCAGGCGGGCGTAATTCTCCGCGCGGAGTCTGACCTCTTCGGTCAGCTTTTCACGGTCAATCAGCCAGAGCTTTGAGCCCCATTCAAAATCGCTGTAAGAATTACCGCACCAGCCGCGACGGTCATCGGTGCCGTCGGGTATTTCGTCGCTGGTATCTGCCCGCGCATCAGTAAACAGGCAGATATACACCAAAGAAACAAGGCCCTCGTCAAACGAAAGGCCATTGTGTTCAATCTCGATGTCGCCGCCAGCGGGCAGGTGCCAGTTTATTCTGATGGTCATAAGGGTTTAGTCGTGTTTTCACCGTCACCATCCTTATGAATATGGCCAAGGAAAGATTTTCCCTTAACCTGAATATCTTCACTGAAAGAAGTGGGGCCGGTGATATTTATCTGTTTACCGATAATGTCGCAAGACTCCTCGGCAATTAAATTAATCTTCTTTACCCTTATTTCGGCGAGGCCATTCTTTTTTAAAACGATAACATGTCCCTCCTGATGATAAAGAATAACGTCGCCTTCTTCGCCGCCACGAGGACGACTCCCTTTATCCTCGACGGCGATGGCCACCAGACCGCCACGACGTCCGCCCACGGCGACGACAATCGCCTCTGATCCCGCAGGCGGGACGCTGGTAAACCCGTAGTTCTGGAAGCGCTCGACGTCGTCATTGGTCTCATCAGCCAGCGACTGCACCTGCAGGTTCTGCCGTCCGAGGCTGTCCGTCACAATGCGCACCAGCGCCCGGTCCACCATCAGGCGCAGGCGGCGGCCAAGCTCTGCAAATGAGCGCCCGATATTAGCGTCTTTCAGTCCCATGTTGCCCCCACAGTCGTTTTCGACTTCGCTTTTTTCCCTTTCGCTTTAGCCTTCTGGGACGGCATGTCCAGCGACTCAGGCGGGGCCATGGTCAGTACCGTCAGACGACCGCTGTCACCTTCCATAAAGGAGACAGTTTTAATCAGCCAGGTAACATCGAGCTGCTGAATGGAGTCGGTTACCTTCACCAGTCGGTTGGTCTGCCACAGCGGCCCGCTGATACCGTTCTCCCGCCATCCTGCCACGGTGATTTCGGTGGTGTTGGATTCGCCCAGCACATAAGCCTTATGCCACTCACCTCGGGCGCTGGCACCGCCGACCGTCAGGCTGTCTTCATTGACCAGAATCTTCGGACGATAGCGGGTGATCTCCGGGTCGCTTACTACCGTCTGACGTCCGCCGATCATCTTCACCGGCTGGTCGTCCCATGTTGAACCGCCCGCGCTGGCGGAGCCCTTGACGATGTACTGGCTGGCACGCTCACGCCAGCTGAAGCGTCCACGTGCAGCCAGAATATTGTCGCCGAGAGTGAGCGCCACTCCGGCCCGTAGAGTGGATGCGCGGGTGATGACCAGCCGACCGTAAGCGTCTGACGTCACCAGAACGCCGCGCTGTTTGGCCAGACGGTCGAGCAGTTCAAAGCCAGTTTCGCCCTGTTCCAGGGTGATGCTGGCAAAGGCGTCGCCGGTGTCGGTCTCATTAACCACCTCGATGCCGTAGGGCTTGCAGATGGTGGCCGCAAGCTGTTCCAGTTTCTGACCTTTCCACTGGCCGGACTTATCGACCACCGAGCTGTCCACAAGGTCACCGGTCTTGTCGCGACCCATGACGCGCAGGGAGACATTCTCCGAGTCATAGCTGGGAATAAAATCGTCGATATAGCCGGTCATGACGCGGTCGCTGCCGATGGAAACCGTGCAGGACTGGCCTGGCTTGATAGAGCGTGGCGCGGCAGATGACCATCGGGCAGTAACGGTCAGGTCGAACTCGCCCGCCACAGACTCCAGTGAGCGGTTAATGGTCATGTCCGTCCAGCCGCCCCAGACCTTGCCGTCAACATTCAGGGTTAACTCTTCAGTCATTGCTGATGATCTCAATCGTCTGTGAAGGCGTAATAAAGGAGGGATAACGCAGTCGGTTGCGGGTCACCAGTTCATCCCGGTTCTCCGCGTCGCCGGTCTCGCGGTAGGCCAGCAGCATCACCGGTACTGTCCGGGGCGGGGTGATGCGGCGCAGCTCCGGCAGTTGGATGCTGCGAATACGCACATCATTCACCACCGCGAACCGCAGCTCGCGAAGAGAACGCCACAGCTCACGCAGGCCGCTTTCGACGGCTTCCGCTGCGGTCTCGCCGAGACGCTCCGCCAGCTGGTCGCCGGTGTTCTGTGCATCCTGGCCGGTCTCAAAGGTCGCCGTGGCCACCGCTTCAGCCTGAGCGACCAGCGTGGAGATAATGACCAGACGGCGGAAGTCTTCGATATTGATCTCCATCGCCGCCGTGGTCTCCGGCGTTGATGCCGGGGTGACGCTGCTGGCAAAGCCGGTATCAGTGTTCACGCTGATGTTATCGACAAGGGATTTGGTTGCAGACTGCGCGGCCCGGTCGCCTTCCCATTTGTCGCGCAGCTGGTCATAGACCCGCAGGGCGAACGGCGGCTCAGAGACCAGGTCTTTCATATCGCTGATGAGGCCGGTGACATCGCGGATCATTTCACCCGGAGCGGCGGCCACGATACCGGCGAGGTCCTTAAACCGGTTGAGGCGGTCCATCCACTCGCTGAGCGCATCCGGCAGGGTCGGCAGGCTGGTGACAAAGCCCTCCATGTCCTCCAGCAGGGTGTCCACCATGCTACCGACGCCATCGAGCGCCGCAAAATAATCACCGCTGGCCAGCGCTTCCTTGACCTTGTCCGCTGCGCTGAGCGTGGTGGCGCTGGTGTCTTCGGTGCCGGACGGGAACAGCTGCTCGCCAGCCTCGTACACCTCAAAGGAAACGTAGGCAATGCCGCCTTCCTCAGTGGAAAGGCGATGCGTGACCCGGCCCACCTGGACCTTCTGCACGCCGAACCACGGGTGCACCAGCTCACCGGGACCGGCAGTATTGAGCGCCGCCAGCAGGCGGTTCATCTGGTCGATGTAGTCGCTACCGAGGAGGATCGCGTTAATCTGCTGCTGAGTCAGCACCGCGCCGTGGTCTTCCGTCCAGCCGACCTCTTTTTTGGGGTAGGCGTGGGGGATAGCGCGGCGACCGCCAGTTCCCTCGACGTCACGGAAAAAGAACGGCACGCCCCGGAAGGAGGCGTCGCGGAGGTCTTCCCATTTAGCGGCCATCACTGCTGCTCCATGTTACGGACACCACTGGAGGCACTCATGGTGACGCCGGGGGCATTGACCTTAACGCTGGTCACCTGTACCCGATCATCTTTTACGGAGACCTCGATACTGCCTTTCAGCTGCTGGGGCAGGAACGGATAAGCATACTGGTTCTGGGGCTGCATTGAAGCCCACGGTGACGGGTCCTGATAACCAGTTGGCAACTGACCCGAAGATGCGATCCAGTTCTTTAAATCATCCCACATAGTGGAACGTGAGTTATTTTGTTGGACCCGCTTTATGAGTTCCTCCCGACCTTTATCGGAGAAAGGATCGAAATCTAACAAATCTAAGGACTCATTAAGCACTAGTGCTGCCGTGGCGGCGGTGCCAATATTACCTGGTAAATTTGAAGCAAGATTAAGGATCTTTTTAAATGGGCTATCTTCTTTATCTCCACCCAGCCCGCCAGCTGGCCAGTTGGTCACATAAACCGGCATCACACCGGAACCAAAAGCATCAGCAACATCACTCGGAAGTCCCTTTCCTTTACCTGGCGAAAACATATCCCAGATATCTTTACCAAACTTGAACGCCTTCCTTGCAGCAATAATCCCACCTATCGAAATGGCTACATTCTTACCGAACTCCAGCCATTCCTGGACAACTTTTGGGTCTAAGTTATTAATGACATCCGCAAGTTCCTGAATAGGCTTAGCCAGATTCTTATTAGCGAATTTTTCCAGGGTTGTTGCGAGGCGTTGCATAGCTGATGTGAAATCTTGTGATGCATAAGCCGCATCCTCAATAATGCTCTGACCATCGGCAACTACGCCCATATAAGTTTTTAATTTTTTTGCGCCTGCCTCTCCGGTAACGCCTGCAATTAAATCCATACTGTCCTGATTAAACCCGGCTTCAGTGAGGCGTCCGCGTTGTTTTTTTATGCCTCCACGGGAAGATCTCGCAGCGGTTTCCTGAAGTAAGTCAGGAAGGGGTCGCATTGAACCATTGTCATCGAAAACGTTGATGCCATTTTTTTGCAACGTCTTAACAACCTTTGGATTCTGGAGGTCACGAATAAAATTTTCGACGGCTGTTGCTGCTTTATCTTTATTGGCTGTTACATCCATAGCAGATTCTGCAACGGTCATCACATCCATTGCGCCTTTAACACCTTTCCCGCCAACAGCGGCGTACATAGAAAGAGAAGCAGGTAATTTTTCAGCGGCATCCTTAAGTTCGAAAGCACCTTCCTTACCTAGCCGGTTCATTCCATCCAGAGCAAGTAGCGTCTGCTTTTTATCTTCTATCTGAAGTTTTTTATACTCAGCGATGAGTCCACCAAGAGTCGCGCCATCGGCTCCTGAAGCGGCTATCGCCATTCCTATGTTGTCGGTGTTCTTGAGCGCAAGATTCAGATCCCCAGACCGGCCATTGATTTCCTCAAAGGCCCCCTGAATTTCGCTGGTATCGACTCCAAACTTAATCGCTACGTTTTGTGAGGTATCGAAAATATCAGCAATCTCTTTTCGTGTTTTACCTGCAGTAATCCCCATTCGAGTTAAACGTCTATCTAATTGTTGATAATTTCGTAACAGAGCCCCCCCGGCAAAACCGGCAATCATTGTTGTGTAGCGATTACCCAATGCATCAAGCCCTCGACCTGCAGCAGCAGAGGTGGCTTTAACAACTGACATCGCCCTCTGATTTGTACGGGCGAACTCGGACATGTTGGCACCGTACTGGCGGGCTTTGGCTGTCAGGTTACCTGCCAGATTGATGAGTATTTCAGTGGTGAGGCGGTTTGCCATGTTGCTTCCTCAGCTGCTCTGTCAGGTGCAGCAGTTGCCGGAGAGGCAACTGCTGCAGGTAGGACATATCAAAACGTTGGGAAAGATTGACGATAAGGTTACTCAGCGCCGTCGCCAGCGGCACCAGGTCGCCCCCGTGACGCGGTCTCCGAAAGCAGGTCATCGAGTGCAGCAGCTTTACTGCTGAGTAACTCCAGATCCTCCGGGTGAAAGGCGTAGACTTGCTTCAGGGACAATGGCCCCGGAATCTCGCCCACAAAGGCAATCTGGCGCCGCAGCATACCCAGCCCCATCAGGACCTCAGAGCAATAAGCCACGGCCTTGCCGTTCTCCCCGATGACCACACGCTCAGCCTCTAGTTGGGCATCGATAACGTCTTTTGAGGTCAGCTCACGGAAGGTGACTTCTTTGTAGCGGATCTCGTCGTCAGTGCCTTTACCGGCGATGTAACCGTGCTTTAAAGTGATTTTCATCTCAGCCATGATTTACACCTTCACCAGTTTTTCGCCGATGAAGTTGGCGCTGATAGTGCCGCCGTCCTCCTCCAGCGTGGCCGGTTCAGCAGTCGCCGCGCCGGTCATCATGTAGGTCAGGCCGTTATCACCCTCGAACATGACGGTTACCCCCTCCCAGCCACTGATTTCGATAACATCCATGTCCTGCGCGGCGGCGATGGTCATCTGGATCGAGGGACCCGCCATTTTGCCGGAGTTGCCCCAGACCTTGCCGCCGCCCATATGCGGGGTGCGTGTTTTACCACCCGGATTGAGGGTGGATTTACCCTCGGTTTTGATTTCGCGACCATTAATACGGATGGCCGCCATACCCAGAATGCTCATAAAGGCTCCTTAAAGTTTGAACTGGATGAGACCGGCCAGCACGCGCAGCTGATTGACCAGGTTCGGGTGGCAGATGAAGTTCAGACGGTCTTTGTCGGCACCGTCGAGATACACTTCCAGCGTGTCTTTGTAGTCGTCGAAGTCCTCAACCAGACCCGCCGGGATCAGCTCAGTCAACGCGATATCCAGCAGCTCGGCGCGGCCAATCTTCGGTGTCATCACCGGCTGACCCGGATCAAGCAGGTCGAGTACATCATCCCCGGCCAGCTTGTGACGCGGATAGCGGTTACTGAAGCGGTTTTTGATGACGTAGCGAATACGCCCCAGCGTGGCCGGAGACTGCACGTTGAGGTACGACGTATCGGCATCACCGTACTGATTGACACGGTACATCGTGATTTCGCGCTCGATGCAAACATTCCCGCCCGCGTCGACGTTATGGGTGGCGATGCCGTCATGCAGCAGCAGGTTGCGTTCAGGCATATCCCAGCGCACATCCTTCGCCGGAGGGAGGATACCTGGCAGCACCAGCGTCTGCAGCGGGCGGGCCGGATCGTTCGCAAGATAGTACGCCGCGATGCCGCCGTAGGATGCAGCCCACAGCCAGTGCGGTTGCGGTGCGATGTTGGTCCCGAGACAGGAGATGAGCCAGTCGTTGCGGGTTTCGCCAAAGGTTCCCGACTCGGCATGAGTGCCCCTGAACGCCGTCCAGAGCTGCGCCTCTATCATCTGGAGCGGACCCCAGCGTTCGAGCAGCTCATCCCGGATGGTGTTCAGGCTCTGCGTGTCGTTATACGGGAACACGATATCGGTGTACCAGTCATCACCCAGCGCCGCGACAACTGCCGCAATATCCGGGGTGCCGGTGCCGCCGGTGAAAGCAGTCATGGCCACGGCAACGCCTGCCGGTGTCTGCTCGCCGGTATAGTAGTTGAGACGGACATCCATCGCATTACCGGTCACGCCTTTCCAGTTGGCGGTCAGGGTGACAATGGTGGTCGAATCCGCTTTCAGCGCAGCAGTGACCTGCGTGTCCGGCAGTTTATTCACGGCGGTGATAATGGCTGTCGCGATAGTGTCGGCGGTATCGTCAGCGCTGACGCCGACCTGCACCGATATACCGTTAACCAGCAGGGCCAGTGTGCCCGCAGCAGTGGCCGGGCCGGAGATGGTCAGATCCGATTTTGCAGCAGCACCGGCAGCAATATCAGCCAGGCCCATCGCCCACACTTCGGTATAGCTGTTGGCCTTACGCAGGGTTTTAAGCATCCCGGCCAGCATGGAGCCTTTGCCGTAGAGCTGGTCTGCGGTGCTGTCGCTGGTGATGCGGTTTGACATCAGAGCCGTTGCAGTACCGGTCGGGCTTTGCTGGCCGATCACGATAATTTTGCGGGACTGCGCCGGGGCGCTGTCGAGTGCCTGCGAGTTATCGATATCGATAATCACCAGCGGGACACGAAAATCATCAGGTATATTGCCTAGTGACATATCACTTCTCCTTAACTGCACGGGTCTGAGAGGGCGCGGCCGGAATATCAGCAATGATCACGTCGCCTTCGGCTGTACGACGGTGCCACCATGCACTCATGAGGAGCGCTTCCCCTTCGGGGTTCAGGTGCTCGCCGCCGGGTTTGCGCACCTTCAGGCCCTCGCGGGCGGGCTTAATATGTTTTTTCATCGTTACGGCTCTCTTACGTTAATAACGCCTTTAATGGGGTCGGTGTCGTCGCTGACCTGCAGTGTTGCACCCAGCCGCAGGAAGTCAGGGAGGGTAGCCAGGTCGATTTCATCATCCAGACGGAACTCCTGTTCCCACGTCACGGCCCACATGGTCAGCCCCAGATCGTTAAGCCCGCCGGAATAGATATTGTCGGCGCTGACGGAGGTGGCCAGACGCTCGGCCTTCATACCGTTAGCGGCTCCGCGCTGGACAATACGGCGCACCAGCTTTCCGACCAGTACCTCGCAGCGGGTATCGCGCGTATAGCCCCATGCATCGGTGGCCATGACATACGCCGCCCAGGTGATATCGCCGACGGTGCCGCCAGCCTGAGCGCGGACATTGCGCACGCGGAGTGCGGCCAGACGGATGCAACCATCACGATCCGTCAGGTAGGTTTTGACCTCTGCCGGGGTGCTGAACTGGCCGATGTGGCGCTCGATAACACTGACGCGGTCAGGCTTGTTTTGCTGAGGTTCGTTCAGCAGCTCCGGTTTCAGCCACGCCACAATGTTCTCAGCGGCGGAGACCGTGGAGCCGGTGGTCAGCAGGGACGGACGTTCATTGCTCACGGTAATACCTCACTCCAGAAATCGCCGATGACATGCATCAGCTCATCATCGTTTGCGTTTGACAGCCCGAGGTACTCGCGCTGCGGAATATTCATCATGCGGTTATGGGAGCCCACGGTCTGCCAGACCGGATGCTTGAGAGCCCGGCCAAACGCCTGATGAATGAGACGCTTATGGGCGCTGACCGGGACACTGCCTGCAAAACCGTCCTGGTGGACGCCGCTGTAGCTGAGCGGCGAACCAACACGAACGCGGCCACGCTCGACGATGTACTGGATGCTGTCGAGCAGATCGCCGTTGCCCTGCAGCAGGCTCTGATTCCCGCTACGGGTCTTGCGGTAACCCTCGGACCACTCCTCCCAGCGCTCGCCAGCCGGTGAGGTTTTCTCGTCGCTGATGCGGCGGCGGGTCTGCGATTCCACAACAGCCCCGATGCTCTCCAGCAGTTCCTGCTGCAGCGAACTGTCGGAGAGCCTCTCGATGGCCAGCCGCATCTGCTGCAGCTTCTCAGCGCCGATAACCTCAACCGAAATCCCCATCACAGCACCCCTTTGAGGTTGTTACGGGTGAACAGACGTTTGTTATCGGAGACAACAATCATCCTGCCGTTATCGGTCTCCGGGGCCGGTGTGTCGGTCGGCAGACCGAGGTCGCGTGTGCCGTTCGCCATCTCCTTCAGTGTCTGGACGGCACTGTCGTAGCGCTTCTGAATCAGGTCGGTGATCTGATTGTCACGCTCGGACAGCCAGTAAATGGCGATGGATACGGCTACCCGGTGCAGCGGTCGCGGAACGGTGGTGATGTTCAGCGGTAACTGGTAACGCTTTGACAGAAACGAGTTGATCTCCGCGTCGGCATCTTCGATGGCCGTGGCAATCTTCGTCTCGTCGAGCTGGTTCGTTGCCTTGTCGATGGCCATAGTCCAGACCAGCGACCCGTCCGCAGCCAGCAGGTCATCACGGGTAACGTAAATTCCCATCAGTCTTTCTCCGCCACCTGCAGAACCGGCACTACCGCCACCACCAGATGAGGCTCAGCCTTCAGGCGTTCGGCGGTTTCGTGGCTGATGAAAGATTCCACCACCACATCACCCTCCAGCGCATTGGCCTCGTTATCGCCATCGGGATCGTCGCTGACAAACACATGCACCGGCTGGCGTGGCCAGAATCGACCGCAGCGCCAAAACCCACGCCCAGACCGGGCGCGAACCTCCAGTACCTCGATGTCGTCGGTTGCTGGCACCGTTTGAGCGACAGTGCTGGCCTGACCCGCAGCCTCCAGGACAGCGCTTAACTCACCCTGAACGCCGTTAAGCCAGTCAGCTGAAGGAAAAGTTGGCGCAGCGGTAATGCCAGCATTGGCAGACGTCACGCTGACGGGGGACGCACCCACCGCAACGTAATGCCCTGGCAGTGTGACTGACCGTTCAGCTCCCGGCAGGTCAGATGCATCAGTCGGTGCCACTTCCTGCGCTGAAACCTTGCCAGCGCGACCTTTAGCGCTTTGCTTACCCGTTGCTTTTTCTTTCGTTCCACTCACTGTTCCATCCTCTTTAAAGGTGGGTTACAGCGGGTTTAACGCCCGCTGTAACGGTTTTAAAACGCAGACTGGCGATTACGCCGGGGTGGTGATAAACGGGCTGTCGACGATTTCCACATCCTTGTAATAGATGTTGGAGTTACCGCCATCGACCAGCATTGCGTCGATGATCTTCTTCGCGGCGGCGCGGTTGTTCGGACCCACGACCAGCGTGGTCGGACGGATACCCAGCGGCGAACCCGAATCACGCTTCATCTCCTGCAGGACCTTCACCGCCGCTTCATAGTTGGCGACAGTCAGCGGTGCGCGGGACCCACAGGCGGTCTGCCAGAAGCCAAAGCCAACGTTGCAGCGGCCATCCACGCCATACAGGAACTCATTGTTCTTGAAGGTGTGGTCGCTGCTGAGGTCATCCAGTGCCTGGAAATTGAAGGGACGGCGGTTCTGGTAAAGGATCGGCTTGAGTACCTGGCTCTCATCAATCAGGAACCACGGCTCGCCGGTGTCGGTCGCGATATTGCCTACAACGTTGCTGTAGGTGCCGCCCGCCATAGGATGGTCAGTATCAAAGAAGTTCTGGCCGTCAAAGCACAGGGTGCTGAAACCGGCAACCAGCAGCGGGAAGCTCAGCGTGTCAGGGAATTCGGCGACCTGCTGGCCGAACGCCTGCGCAATGACGCTGTACTGGCCAATCTGGTCGTCTTCGATGTTTTCACGCTTGACGCGGATCGAGTTTTCCCAGGTCTTGTTGGCGATGGTGTAGCCGTACTGAGACAACTGCGCGAACTGGCGGGCGCTGACCCACTCTTTGATAGTCGGCAGGTCCGAGAGCCAGCCATACGTATTGGACGCAGAGCCGCTCGGCACTTCAGTAGCGATGCGCAGGTACTGCGGCTTGACGCCCGCAAGACCTTTGGTAAAGGCCGCACTCAGGGACGTGGTGAGCGCGTGCAGAATTTCAGCTGACGGTGCTGGCATTGTTATTGCTCCTGTTTCGGTTTAGCGGCGAGAAACTCTTCCTGCGAGATACCCATGCTGCGGCACATCGCCAGCTCAGTTTCGTTAAGCGTGGTCTGCTGCCCCTTGTTCTCTTTGCCTTTGGACGGGTCCTGATTGACCAGTGGCTGCGCAGTTTTCACGAACTCGGCAAACTGCTGACGGCCTTCTTCACTGCGGCAAAGGGCCAGATACATATCGCGGTTAGCGGGCGCGACTTTCCCGGCGGTTACGGCATCGTCAACCAGCGCGGTAGCCGTTTGCTCATCCAGCGTCTTCAGGCGTTCTTCCGCTGTCTGAGCGCGATTGAGCGCCAGTTGATGGGTCTCCAGCGGGATAAACTTCGACAGGTCCGGGTTTTGAGCACGGTTCAGCGCAAGCGATTCACTGTTTTTGATGGTCTGGATCGCTGATACGGCGTCGTCAACCGACGCGGTCTCAGCCAGACCCAGTGCCGTGGCAATCTGCACAGGTACAGGCATGGTGTTCTCCGAGTTAAGTGCGGGTAAATACAGGTTGGGTTTGTTGGTCAGGCCAGCGCTGGACAGATGCGAGACCTGACCGGTAGAGAAATGACGGAAAGCCGGGCTGTAATAGCGGTACTTCTTACCGCGAACGAGCGCTTCGCCGTCAGGCGTCCACTCGATATGACCATCAATGCTGCCGTCAGCGTTGACACGCATGGCATCAATCCAGGCATAGGCCGGAGCTTCTTCACCTTTAGGGCCAAGCAGCTCGGTGGAATGCTCGGCATCAAACGGCAACGTCGGGTAACGAAAGGACGTGGCAATGAAGGCCTGCGGATTGTCGTTTACCCAGGAACGGCCATCCCGGCCAGTGAATGTTCCCGCAGGGATCATCGGCAACCATTCCGGCAGAGGCGTGCTGGCCTCCGAAAGGTCGGGAAGCTCAAAGCACAGGGCCAGAAATTCGAGTTGTGTTGCAGGCTTTGGCATGGTGCTGTCCGTCGTTAAAGGTAACTGACGGACAGTGTCGGCTATATAAAGGAAGAAACCGGATTAACTTCTTTTACTGTATATAAAGGAAGAGTTACGGCAAACGCAGCGGGGAACCACGTTCAAACCCCGTTCAAAAACGCCGTGGCGCGTTTAAGAAATTTTCAGAGAATCATCGTACCACAAATGCCGGTAAAGTCCCTGAGCGCGTTTGAGGCGGATTACCGCCTCGGTTAGTTATCACTGTCGAAGGCGCGTTGCTTCGTAGCCAACTGGCGCTCAAGCTCCGCCTGACGGCGCATACCCGGATTGTAGTCCCAGCCCGGATCAATCCCCTCCGGCACCATCTCTTCTTCGCCTGTGCGTTTGTTGACCCATTTCACCCGTTTGACTGGCGGCGCTTCGGTGCGGACCGGTACTATCTGGCGGATAACGTGACCGGTTGGCTGACCGCTGTCGTCGAGCTGCTGCACGTTGCGCGGGACGCCATTTTTCACCAGTTGATCGTACTCGTATTTGCTGACCTGACGGAGTGTACATTTACAGCCCCAGCCGTTGGGGCAGAAATGGGTCAGCCAGAACGGGTCGTCAACGGGCAGACAGAGGTCCGCCCATTTCAGGTGCTCGGCGCGGTGCTCGCGTGACGGACCCAGCGTATAGAGCAGATAGGGCATTGCGCGTTTAGTGCGCTGAATACGTTCCCACTGACCAGCACTACGGGCAGTACGCATGTTGGTATCGTAGATGGTGCGCAGACGACGATCGCTGCCGAGCTGTACCGGTTTTGTTTCACCTGTCAGCGGGTCATCCATCATCTGCTGGCCCCACCATCCACGCTTCACCAGCAGGGGTTTCAGCACCTCGCGGAACTCAGCAAACGACTGGCCGCTGGCCATTGCGTCTTCGACCAGCGCTTTGACGTCAGAGAGCAGGTCGAGCTGCGTCATCTTCGCCACGGTGAAACCGATGCTGTGCTCCTGCTTCCAGACATCGCGATAATCGAAGCCCGGCTTCAGCTTTTTGGCCTTCAGCCAGGCCAGCGCCTCCTTGGGGATAATATCGGGAGCCTTAGCCATAGATCACATATCCTCCTGCTTAGTGACAAGCATCAGGCCATCCGCCTTTTTGAACTGACGAACGAGGGTCGATGAACTGGTGAAGAACGGCAGACGATAGATGAACGAATCATGCAGGCTGGGAAATGTTTTTTTCGCCTGTCGCTTACCCAGCGCTCTCTCAATTTCAGCCACTGTTTTTGAGGGATAATGACGCTTTTTCTTTTCGCACCAGAAAAGACGCGTCAGCGGATTAAACACCTCGCTTTCTTCTCGTCCCCATCCGGCACACCATTTGTCATCAAAATATACGGCGAGAACAGTGCTACTCTCGCTATCGCGCTCACGAATGACGGAGATCACAGTATCCTGATACCGGAAGTGAACATGGCAGAAGAGATTTTTCAGCTCATCAGCGACCTGTTCCCATAGCGCTTTTGTCATGAGTTGTTCAGCCATCGTTCGCATCTCCCAGCGTCCGTGCCTTAAAGCTCAGCATCGCCAGTTGCTCGACGAACGCGGCAGGCTCCAGCGTACTCTGCAGGTCCGGCAGACGCGCCAGAAACTCCTCAAAGCTCCCCGCGTCTTTCGCCAACTGCAGTACCGGACTGGTGAAGGCGTCGCCGGTCTGCTCCCAGCCCGCCAGCGCCTCGCTGACCATCACATCAATCTCATCGTCCTGTGAACGGTTAAGCGCAAGCTGCGCACGGTTGAGTGCCGGTGCCGTGCTGAAGGCGGAGAAGCTGTTAGACGGTGAGAGTACCGCTGCGCCGTTCTCCGGTTCGGCCAGCCCGAACTTGTCCCGCACCTCGGACTCCTGCACCCGCAGACCACGATCAACCAGGGGGATAAGCGCATCGACAAAAGCCTTGAGGTCCTCCGGTTCACTGATGGCCAGCTTCACACGCGGGTACTTTTCCTGCGGCCCGTAGTTGAACTGGATAAACGGGCGTACCAGAAACTCATTTAGAGTGTTCTCCAGTTGACGGGCATCCCAGCGGGCAATATCCATGCGCACCCGGTCATGCACGTCGGCCTGAGATCGCGAGCTGCCGTCGTCGGTGGTCATGGTCTGCCCCAGTACGGCCTTACTGGTCTGGGCGTCGCACCATTCCGCCATTTCCTTGAACAGTGCGCCACCACCGTTGCGGCTGGCAGTTTCCTGCATCTCCAGTTGCATACTTTGGGGGATGGCGCAGCCTGCATCCGATGCAATAGAGGCGATCGCATCGATGAGGGTCCTAATCTGCTCATCGGAGGCATTATTCCCGTACTTACCGACGACGATGGGTATGCCAAACTTCTCGGCAAACGCCCACCAGTCACGGACGGTAAAGGACTTGAGCATATACATCACCGCGACCAGACGGGCCAGACCATTACGCAGCGGCAAACCAGACTTCAGGCGGGGATAATGCATCACATATTTTCCCGGCGTCAGGGGGATACCGTCTACTGGCTGCTCGTCCGTCAGCAGACGGAACTCACGAAGTGTGTCGCTATCGGGTTTCAGGAACCGCGGGTCAACCCACTCATAATCACGCGGCATCCAGCCATCACGGGTACTCCACAGAATTTCGCAGACCCCAACACCTTTACCGAGGCCATCAAGCAGATCAAATAACAGCTCCGGGATTTGCGGCTGCTCGACAAGATCGCGAACAGCATCAGCCAGCAATACGTCATGCTCATCGTCGCTGGCCGCCTCTACTGCAGGAGGGATACCGGCCACGGTCAGCTTGCGGGTACGCAGGACGCTGGCGTAGTGCAGGTCACGTTCTTCCATCTCTTCGGCGAGGATGAAGTAGTCCCGTGCGTTTCCCTCGGTCACATTGCGCAGGACCCCGGCTAATCTCGCCGGGGATAAGGTGCTCGCCACGCTGATACCCGCTGAGGGGGACCTGACGCTGGCGCGTCTGGCCCGCGCTTCGGGCTGGGTCATGTCGGTTTCATTAACGGCGACGGTTTCATCGGTTGCCGGGTTAAGCAGGCGTCGGATCGCACCGGAGAGTTTCTTCAGCATCAAAGCAGTCCTCGTTGATTTTTAAGGCCACGGGTGATGCGCAACTGGCGGCGACTGTCGCTGTTGCGCTGTTGCTGGGGCTTGTTAAGCCGGTGCAGTTCGTAGCGCTGGCAGTCTTCTTTACTGGCAAGGAAGGCCAGAAAGATCGCATACGCACTGTCGCCGTGACGCTTGTGGCCATCACTGCCGGTGTTCTCCCGGTCATCAATTCCCGGTACTCCGCGCTGAACGACAATCTGCCCGAGGTCGCTGATAACGTCCTCATGCTTCGGTAATACCAGCTCATCATCCTCAAACGCCGCCTTGAAGCGCGGCATGTTCTCGCGGTAGTGGGCGACGGACGGCATGACCACCTCCACCTCTGCGCCATATTTTTCAGCTGCCTGCTCAGCCAGATAGTTACCGTTCCCCCGGCCATCGAGCTTGATACCGTCGCGGCGTGGGAGGCGGTCACAGATAAAGAACAGCGCCTGCTCCTGCTGCTTGTAGGGAACGTTGGCCAGTTCGACCAGGAACGGTACGGTACGGGTGGTATCGTCGTTGACCGTCATAGGCGCAAAGACGGTCAGATGGCCCGACCGCGCAAAGTCCTCGCCGAGGCAGTGGCGGAGGTTTTGCGGCAGTGTGTTCAGCACAGGCAGCGCCACCTTATCCAGCCATTCCTGCATATCCAGTGCGCGGATGATTTCCGGCATGGCATTGAATTCTGCTGTGCCGGTGAAGCGCAGAACGGGACCAGAGCCCCGCGCGGCACGCTCACGGATGGAGCGGGCCAGATAGGTGCCGCCGCCGTTCTTCGGCTCGCAGTAGTATTCCTCGCGGGCGTCTTCTTCGGTGGCGGTATCGCTCAGCAGGTTCGCGAGCCACTCCGCCTCGGCCTCCGGTGACCACGGCTTTTTCGTCACCTGGCAGATACGACGATACAGCCCCTCGCTGATGGCCAGCTCGATATCAATACGGTGAACGGAGTAACGTTTCTTGCCCGCGCGGCTGTCGGTGATGATGGTATTGAAGAGGTTTTCAATGCCGTTATGGGTGGAGATCAAACGGACCTTAGACCCCCACATGGTGAGCGCCAGCGCCGCTTTCAGTACGGCAGCGAGGTCTTTCTGGAATGCCGCTTCGTCGATGATGACGTTACCCTGCATACCGCGCAGGTTAGAGGGATTGGACGACAGCGCCTTGATTTTGAAACCACTGGCAAAGTTGATGACGTAAACCAGAATGTCTTTGTCGTCATCCTCCAGCGCTTCCTCGCCAATCGCGGAGGCCGCGAGGTTATATGCCTTCGCCCACATGGCGCAGGCGTCAATAAACTCACGCGCCATGTCTTTGGTGGTGCCAACATAGAAGGTGTCGGTTCCCCCGGCTTCCGGTGACATTGACCCGCTGAGCGAGGCCTCGGCGGCTTCCGCCCACGTCAGGCCGGTACGACGGGATTTCTCAGCAATCTTGAGCTGGGACGTATCCGCAATCCACCGGCGCTGATACGGCAGCAGCACCTGATCCGCGTCGAACTCACCCGCCAGAATGGCGCTGGCGGACTGACTACGTAACTGCTCCTGCGCTGACAATGGTCCGGCCATCATGCGATCCCCAGAATCTGGCGACGGATATCAGCGGCAGTTTCCGCAGACAGCCCGGCACTTTTGGTGATTTTCTCCGCCTGCGCGGCGGCTTCTTCGGCGAATGCCTGGCGGATCTCTTTCTCGCGTTTGTGGCTGGCCATCGCAGCGGCTTCCAGACGCTGAGCAACCAGAGCCAGCTGACCGAGTGCCTTCGGCTCAACTGGGCCTTCTTCTTCAGCAAGTGACATCGACGTTTCAAATGCCAGCGTTTTCACAAACTCCATCAACAATTTGCCGACGTCAGACGTCGGCGCAGAACCCAGTTTCGCGGCCCAGATTTCGGCCATTTCGCGGGAGGCGCGAATCTTGGCTCCGAACTCCTCCATACGGCTGGCGTAGCGGTTCAGGCCGGTGCGGCTGAGCTTCATATCCTCCGGCAGGTTGTGGCCGTCAATCAGTTCGTTGATGGCCTCGCGGATTTCTTCCTGGGTGTGGCGTTTCTCACGCAGCATCTGATGCAGCTGGTCGCGTACGCCATCCGGCAGCAGGTCTATCTTCGAGGGGCGACCACGGGTCGGGCGTTGTTCAGCAGTCACGGTCTCTCCCCAGCCGGTCGGCAAAGTCTTTGCGGGTGGATACAATATCTTTCTGCATCAGCTCCCACACACGGCGGACTTCTGGATCGGAATCCAGAAACGAATTGAGATAACTGTCAGAAGCGTTGCGGTCATAGGGCTTGCCCGTTTTTTCTTCGACGAACTTCGCCACAACCTGCAGCTCAAGTTCAGCGCAGACAAACGCGGCAGCGAGCCGTCTGATGGCACTACGCGCTGCAGCAGGCAACGGTTTTTTCTTCGCCATGATTACCCCCTCGCGCGGGGCTTTTTGATCCCCGGAACCGTGGCCAGACCGCTGGCCACGTCATCACCGCGACCGGTGATTTCAGCAACATAACAGCCGGAGACGTCCGTCAGACTGACCAGACCCTGCTCGCGCAGCCACGCCAGATGCGTGCGCACGGTATCGCGGGAAATGCGATGGCCGTACGTCTGCAGGCACGTCTGCAGAATCGACTCATTGGCGCTGTCGCCGCATTCGACAAGAGATCGCAGAATAACCAGGCGCTGGTCCTGGTCGAGAATGTCACGCATAGTCACCTCTTATTTTTCCTTCAGCTCGTTTTCCAGAAGCAGATCGCTGACATGTTTCACCTGGCGAATCGCCGGACCCAGTTCCCGCAAATCGCCCCGCAGGTTGCTCATCTCCAGTTGCAACTGGTGCAGGTCTTTCTGGCTCGGCAGACCCGCGATGGTATTTTCAACACCCTGCAGACGGGTGCGCATGAGTTCCAGCTCCTCGCGTTTGACGTAGGTTTTGGCCAGCAGGAGCTGAATGACGTTAACGGCAGACATAAACAGCGCCCAGATGATCGCCCAGTTACCCTTAATGATTTCCCAGCCCATGCTTCCCCCTGATATCTCTGATGGACTGACAGGTGACACAGGTCGCCACATACGGGAGCGCCTTAAGTCGAGCTGCCTGAATAGCCGCACCGCAGTCGTTACAGAATCCGTACTTCTCCGGCAGCTCTTTAACCCGGTTTAAATGGTTGTTTAAGGCCCGTTCGCGCTCTTCCATTTCAAGGTCGCTTGCGCGATCAAATGCTTTAGTCATTTACCCACCGTGACCTTGTGTTTACTGGATTTGCTGTACCGGGCGAAACCGTCCAGCGTCCTGAAACCCAGATAGCCCAGCGCCGGGGTGGCCAGCATCAGCGAAATATCCCAGTCCGGGGCAGGCATGGAAAAGGCGTGACCAAACGCACCCGCTACCGCGCCAGCCTGCTGGCCCAGAGACATGATCATCACGTAAGCAATGCTGCTGTAGAGGGATAAGCGGGCCATCAGCGGGCGGGTCTGGCGAACATATTCGTCCGTGGCGTTGTCGCCGTTGCGGATGGTTTCCTGCTGTTCGTGGTGCGCAGCCTGCTGGTCGGCCAGCTGCGCCTTGTCCCGCTCCAGCTGGAACTGCTGCAGCTGTACCTTGAGGGTTTCAAGCTGGACGAGCTGCTCGGGCGGCAACTGCGCCAGCTTCTGTTCAAGTACGCGCTGCTGGTCGGCGGGATTGATGGCACCGTTGACGGTCTCGACAATGCTGGCCACCGAGTCGGCGGCTTTGGCGGTATCGCTACCGAACCAGCCGCCGACAGTACGGACCAGAGAAGGCCCGGCTTTCAACAACACAGAAGCCACTGTGGAAAGAGTTATCGGGTCCATTTAAACGGCTCCTTATGTGAAGCCCACAACCAGAGGAGGAAGGCGGTCAGTCCCGCCAGAGGATTAAACAGCAGGATCCACGGGTCTTTTGCATTGGCGGGAGCCACGGCCAGTAACAGGAAACCTACCCCCCAGATAATCCAGGACAGAACACCTGACCATCGGCGAGCGGAATTACCCGGCTGCAGCAGGCGATACGGGAGATTGCCGAGCCATACGCTCGCACCGATTAACAGCACACCGGCGAAGGTGAGCCACCAGACAATAAACGCCTGACGGCCAGTGAAGCTGCAGAACAGCAGCGACAAACCTACTAGCACGACTACAGTCCAGCCGGACTGAAATACCCGGAGCAATGCCAGCTTCAGCCAGTCGGTATTCAACGATTTAAACATTATGTTTTTCCTTGTATCGCTGGCACTGCCAGACGATGTCTCTTGTATCGACGGAGTCCCAGCCTTTGCGGTAATAGCTGGCATGAGTACCGTCACAGCCTGTGTAGTCCAGTGGAACGGGCGGAGGGCCACCAGCAACCCGGTGAAGCACCTCCTGACGGAGGCGGTCGCGCCGCCCCGCGATTAACGATGAATCCCACCCCTTACCCATGCTCAGCTCCGGGGAACCGAAACCTGACCGCCAATAACTTCCTGGCAGGCATTCGCCAGTAAATCCAGGCGGTTAAACCAGCCGTTGAGGTATTTACCCTGCGAGGAATTGGCTTTGATGATCTCGGCGTAATAGCGGGAACGGCGCAGAAAACAGCGGGTCAGCAGCCATTCGGCATCAGCGCCGATTACTGCTTTGGTGGTTTTGGGGCCGACAATGCCATCAGCGGTGACGCCCACTGCATCCTGCAGGAGCTGGATCGCTTTTTTAGCGCCATGCTGCACGGAGGAATCAAAGACAAAGAGTGAGATACCGTCTGGCCAGTCAGTGCAATAAGCCGGATACCAGTAATCGCGGAAATAAATCTGCCCGGCCTGTTCTTCGGTCAGGCCCTTAATGCGGGTATCGGGCTTGCCATCGCCATCGACGTCGGTTTTGCCATCGGCAAGACCATCGCGCTTGTCGGAAATGCCGTGTTTAGTGGCGCCGCCTTTGTCGGTCGGGTCATTAACATAACCACCTTCGCGGGCAAGAACGAAAGCGAGCGCGTGGGAAAATGCGGGGGTAAATGATGTTGTCATGCCTGCACCTTTGGGATTGAGTCAATCTGACAAATCCCATTTTGCGACAGGCAAAAAAAAAGCCGGATTAACCGGCTTTGTTGTTTTTAATGAATTGCGTTTCTGAGGCCGCAGGTAAAAACTGGATTACCATTAACAGCTTTAATCAAACTATAAAAATCAAATCCATCGACAACACTATAAGCTCCGGTCGGAACAATTTGTGCTGAGCCAGCAACTGTATCAATAACCGCTGAGTTCTCTTGTTCAGTAAGATTCCGTTTTAATCCTATTGTGGCAATCATAAGACAAACCGTATGAACTTTAAGAGCATTATTCTCTGAATCTATCCCATTGGGATCTACTGATTGAGCAACTTCGAAAAAGTCTTTTGACAATGTAAAACTATACTCGCCTGACTTGAGGCTTTGGTAAGCTTTCCCATCGTTATTGTTTTTCTCTATCCACTTCCCGTCATTGACCAACTTTCCTGACTGTAGTTGTGATAATACATAATCTGATGTTGGAAGCTCTTTCCCCAAAGAAGTAAAGGGAAGCAGCCCCATCAACATTACAATTCCTATTTTTTTCTTCATATGTTCCTCATACTCACAACAGTTTGGGTTGTCTCTTAAGGTGCTCAATACGTCTCATTCTGCGGATAGCCTTATAAATAGTATTAAACGTAACTTCATACTTATGAGCCAGCTCTTTAACATTATCTCCAGTGTAATCACGCCAGATTTTAATATCACGGATAAAATACTCAAGAACCTTCCCGCGCGGAAGATAAATCTGGATACCACCTAACTGGCTGCAGATCGCGGAAACGACTTCAATAGAGTGAGAGGGGGCAATCCCAATACGCTGAAACTCATACCGTAACAGGTCATTTAGCTCAGCAATGAGAACAGGAAATTTAACATTTTCCAAGTCACTATCATCCATGTGCTCAAGAATGCTGTCGTCCTGCACATCACCAAAGAGATCATCACTCATTTTTTCCACCTTCTGGCTGCGTCAGCGTAAGCGCTGCAGATTGTGTCATAGTCCCGGCTTTCGTCACCGGTGACCGGGTTTTCGGGGAGTCGGGCATGGTGTGCCAGCATGGCTTTTTTCATCTCCCGGATATGCCATTGCTTCAGGCTCTCTAGCAGGTTGTCCTCGGCGTCGGCTCGTAACCACTCAAGGCTGGATACGCCAGCACCGCCATTACGGATGCGAGTCTGGCGCTGGACAAAACGGTCGAGCGCAATATCACTACCATCCCGGATAAAACCCTCGTTAAACATCGTTTTCCATATTGCACGGATTTTCAGGCTCACGTCAGACGGGGCAGACATGCGGCGCTTAGAACGGCGCTGAGGTTTGCTTTTGAACCCCTTAGCCTCCAGCGCCTGAATAACATTCTGCAGCTCAATGATGGTCATCTCGCGACAGCTCGACTTTCCGGGAACTACCGCCCCCAGCAGGGAGCGGTAAGTGTCATCGTCAAGATGTAGATCACGCCTCGCGATATGGATTACCTTAATCATGGATGTGCGGCTCATGCTCGTACCTTCGAAGAATGGCGGTGCTGCAACACCGCCACAATTGTTATGAGAAAAGGAACTTTTATGTCCAATGCCCCTAATGATAATAACTTTGATATCGCTGGTTTTTTGCTCGCAGGCAATATCATGCTTAAGCTCGTTGAAAAAGGAGTTATCGATATGCATGATGCTAACGACATCATCGCCAGGACTCGCGCTGCGTATCAATTACGTGACTCATACAAAGATGAGAGTATTGGTAATGACGCTGAAGCATATCTGGACACTCTCTTCAATAAACTATGGACGTCCAGACCTGATGCAGTAGGCAAGTAATAACGCCTTATCATAATCTGGTTTCAGAATGATGGCCTGACCATCCACGCCAAGCTCACGATGAACTAACTCATCCTGGGCTTTTTTATTCAGGTAATTAACTTCGGCTTCAATGACCGATATTTCACGTTTAATAACGTTCATGACATCAGTGACGGACCAGCCTTTTTCAATGCCTGTATTGACGATAAGGCGAATTCGCTCAAGCATCCCGTGCTGGTGAAGCGCATCATCAAGTTCAATTACAGAGTATTTATTGGTATCAGACATTTTCATCTCGCTCTTTCTGTGTGGAAGTAATCAGATTGACCAATGCGCTGGCTGCTATCGCTGCGGCCAGATACTCCCCGCTATGACTTGCGCCGGAAATAATCCGGTTCAACCCCTCAACCACTTCTGGCAGGGATGTTCTTTCCAGGATATCCCGACGCATACTGAGGGACAGTTCCTTGAACTGCTCTGAATCGAACTGTCCAGGTCCGAAGATTTCCTCCAGTTCTGCATCAACTTCCTGTTCTTTGCGGCCACCGGCTATCAGGCAGGCCCGCAGGTAAGTACGCTCATCAATTGCCATTTTATTTAACCTCCGCCTGCATACGTTCAGCATACTGCTGCTCACGCATCATTTTCTGAGCAGCCTGCATCAGCAGGCTGACGGCCATACGGGCGCGGGCGGCGGCATAGCGGTTACTGGTTTTGGTGTCGCGATAAAGCGTTTCGGCAAGGCCCAGTTGTTCGGTCGCTTCCTCCAGAAGCCCCATAACTGACGGACCAAAGGGGCTGACAGGCTGTGACTCCACGCCCACAATCTGTGCCAGACGCACCATCTTGCGATTTTTTTCATGGTCAATCATGGGACCCATTCCGTTATGACGGAGCTGTTCAATCATGATCTCGACGTCAGCTGCTTCTTCAGCCACCTTGCTGCTGTCGGTTTTGTGGTTAAGAAAACGCGAGCAGGCGGCTGATAATTCGCTGGCTTCTTCGGAAAGAACCAGCACCTGAGATTCAAATCCCCATTTGGCGAATGCAGCCTCAAAAATACCTTTTGTTTTCGGATTCATAATATGCCCTTACTGGATTTCGGCGTGAGCAACCCCACGGCGCTGACGCCGGAAATTAAATAGAGTTAATTAACGAATATTCAGAGTTTGGCTAAATCCAGCGATATCTGCTTATAAGTGCCATTATCCTGACGCTCATATAAACGCAGGTACTGGCTGGTTCCCGTGACCTGGATAGCATCGGCCACAGCGTCCATCGCTTCATTCCATTTGGCATCGTCAATATTCAGCGAGCGGAGACCCAGAACCTGATTGATATCAATCCGGCCCTGTTTATTGACACGGAAGGCATGATCGACCATCGCCATGATTTTTTCGTTAGCCCCGGCAGACCATTCTCTGATGCACTCGTCAATCAGCTTCTTTGCCGCCTGAATGCGCTCATCAAAGATGCGATGCTCGCCTACGGCGCGAACCAGCTTATAACGGCCATCAAAGCTGACCAGCGTGACATTACCTTTAGCACCGCCATATTCAACACCGTATTCCGCTGCTGAAAGGTCGATAAAATCACCGATTCTCGCCATAGAGCCGAGCTTGAACTCGACCAGAGACTGACGCTGCAGACGAGCTGCCTCAACGATGCCGAGCACCATTTCATCACGCAGTTTATCTAGCGGTTTAATCTGTGACTCAGGAACCAAATGCCCCTGAGCGTTAATCCGGTAACCGTCCGGGATGGTATTTGCAGTATTCATCAAAGCCTCACTGAATTAACAGCATTCTGAAAAAACAATATTCGAAACAACACGGCGACTTAATTCCATCTTTTCGGCAATAACCGGAATAGTCAGACCCTCTTTATAAAGCTCACGACATAACCACCGGTCATGCTCACTGGCCGATTCTATTTTGATTGATAACCCCCAGCGTGTAGCCTGAGACAACACAGCCGACCGCGTACGATTCAGATGATCTGCGATTTGCTGCACGGGAATTTTCCCGGCGTTATCACGGACGAACTGCATCTCGGGCTTGGTCCACTTACGGCGCTTTTCCATACTTACCTCCAGATAACATGACAGCCTTCAAGGGTGGCCATCCACACGGAACGGGTCCCGGTGGGGCAGCGTTCAATCAGATGATTAGCCCTGTTCACCAGCTCAGTTGGCGGACAGGTGATTTCCAGACACGGGCGGCGCATCCACACCCGCATCTCCGTAACACGACTACCGCGCGCCTGCAGCCATGCCTGCGCAGCGGTGGCCATTCCAACATGTTCAGCAATACGTTCAGTAATCATGGTGTTAACCCCTTAGTAAGGTTGAAACATCTACGTCCAGATCCAGATCGCGCAGTGCCTTGCGGATGTAGCTTTCGTTGACAGCGTCACCGGCACCGTGGGCCGTCATCGCCGCCAGCCTCAGTGAGTGGCTGAGGATACGCAGAGCGCCGGGCTTCTGTGCGATCTGCTGGAGCAAATCGCGCTCTTTTTCGCCGGTGATATGCCAGGCATCGGCAATCGCGGCCACATCGGCCTTTTTGGTTTTGTTAATGGCGACGCGCTTGGCGATACGGGAGAACAGACGGGCGAACTCAACGGTACGGTTGCCGCCGGTCATATTGCTGTAGACGCGATGGTTACCCATCAGCACCAGCCCGACGCGGGTGGCTTCCTGCAGCAGGCGCAGCTCTTCGAGCGTTTCAGCACCCAGATGGTCCGCTTCGTCAATGATAACAAGGCCCTGAGTGCCATCGAGACGGCGGCGCAATGCGCGGGCCAGCGGCCCCTTACGGCGCGGCGCATCATTCATCCCCAGCTCGTAGGCCAGTTCGGTCAGGCACTCCAGCACACTGGCGCAGGACGGGGTGATCGTTATCATCCAGACGTTATCGTTACTGCGGCGGTATTCACGCGCTGATTCTGACTTGCCGACGCCGGGATTACCGCAGACCACGCCGATGCACTCCGTCAGGTGCGCATAGCGGAAAGCCGTCCAGATCTGTTTAACGGTTGGAGTCTCAATAAAGCGCGGCGGCTCCGGCAGCTCGGCGGCAGAGTTTTGTTTATCGACCCAGCGTTGCAGGGCTTTCTCGACGCGGTCGTTATCACCGGCATATTTGTTATTCATGAAGCCACTGACAACGCCGGTTGAGAGGCCGGTTTCACGGGCAACCTGAGCAAAAGTAAAACGGGTACCATCGACGAGGTTGCGCAGAACCTCGCGAATATCGGAAATATTCACCTCAGACATAATTCACTCCATTATTTGAAGGGTATTTAAACGGTATTAAATCGCGTTTTTACGTTTATTTGATTCCAGCATATCCAGCGAGTTATTCAGGTATTCATCCTCGCTGTATTCCTCTTCTTCAGACACAACCTGCATAGCGGGAACCGCCCGGCTGACAGGGCGATAGACATTGCTGTCCAGCCAGTCCGGCCCTGCTGGTTCGGAGAGGGTGAGCACATTTTCGGCCTCGGCCAGACGGACTTTTTTCTCACCACGCTCGCGCATACCTTTGATGCGTTTCTGTTTTTGCCAGTATTCCGCCGTAACAGGGAATGCTGCTTTCTTGTTGCCGTCCCAGATGGCTTCACATATCAGCGAACCATCCATCCGACGAACGATAATCTTCGTAGCATCGTGAATGTCGTAACTAACACGGACCTTGCGGCCATGCTCTTCGCGAAGTGCTTCGGAATAATAAAGGTTATTGAAAAGCTGAATTTCGCAACGTCTGACCGAGCACTCAGTCTCCGGCATAAACATATGGCGAAGCTCAATGTCGGAGAGCCATTCAATCTCGGTTTTTTCCTTTTCCAGCTTGTATTTACGAAACTGCGCTGGCGTGAAATGCTCGCCATTAGCTTTCAACGGCAGCGAATCGTGGGCGCGGTTGTTGTACCAGTGAACCCCGGCTTCAATCTCCCCAATAAGCTCATTCCATGACGGGAAATCGCGAAGAGTCTGTTCCTGCTTAACAGTCAGTTCGCGCCCTTTATCCACCGCGTTCAGCGCGGCGATGAGGGATTTTGATACCTTACGTGTAGTGCTTTTATCCGCGCCAGTTCCGTAGTAGGTGGAAAATTGACGGGAGATACGCATCCCCAGCGTTTTGTTGAGGATCTCAATGATGCCGCGCCCTTGCGGGTTCTCAGGAATACCCAGACGGTGGTCAACCCCGAGACGCGGTAAAATACCGGTGATATTAGCGTCAAGCGTGTTATTGGTCTCACCGCCACCGTTATCGGAATAATAGATATAAGGCACCCCGTTATTCTTAATGCCGTGACGCAGAGCGTCGGCAACCGCGATAACGCTTTCTGACAGCGCCAGACTCCAGCCCACAATATATCGGCAGCTCCCGTCCAGAATGAACGTCACTTCTGGTGTGATAGGGTTACCATGTTCAGGAGAGGCGACTTTCATCTTCATGCCGTGGCCATCCCCGATCCAGACGTAATTAACCGGCAGGCAAAGCCAGTCACGGCGTACAAATCCCTCAATCTGACGGGCTTCACTGCCGGTGATCCGGCGATGCTGTTTTACCACTTCCGGCAGCTTATCCATCGCATAGCGCACTGTGTTATAGGACGGAGCAGAGAAAAGCATCTCCGGCTGATCCGAATATCGCGAATACCAGCTATGTATAAAATCCTCGTATGCCTCAGCCATCGTCACACCATTGGGATTACGGTAATACGCCAGAAAATCAGGCAACCACGCAATTTCCTCAGGCTCCACGCGCTGGCGCTTACCAGGTGCAAGGAGTACCAGACGCTCAGTCGATGTTCTGGCTTTTTTGAAATCAGCCATCCAGCGCTTAAGGGAGATCTCGCTCAGGGTGCGTGATGAACCTTTTTTGGCATTGGCTAACGTCACCTGTGTGGCCAGATGCTCAGGTAACTCGCCGCTGCGGGACCGTCGGACGATTTCCCTGATGGCTTTGGCGCAGCTGAATCCCGGTATTTCCCCCAGCTTCATGACTTCCGATACCAGCGCAATACGGGCATCAGCAATCTTTTGTTGGTCGCTGGTTAAGCCAGTGAGCTTTTGCTCCATCAGCACGGGGTGATCACGGTAAAGCGATAACCGGGTATCACTCTTTTCCGTCACCGCTGAACGCTCAGGAGCAGGCAACGCTGCATCCTGATTGTTCATCAGCTCTTTAACCTGACGGTCACGCAGCGCTTTTTGAGCAACCAGAGGAAGGCTGTCAATGTGATACTCAAACGCCTTACTTCCCTGACGCTTACGGACCAGAGTCTGATTCTGTTTGACCAGTTTGCCCATCATGGCTCTGATGCCCTGTGGCGTTCCCGGTAAACCCGGCAGGCCCGCTAATTCATTCACCGTGGCAAACATGATCACAAGTCCTTGCTGTAGCGGCTGGGCCAGATTAAAGACGGTTCCAGATTGAGAGCATTCGCGATGATGCGCTCACCTTTAGGATATGAACGAGCCAGCGCATTTTTCAGCGTGTCGGGACTTAACCCCGCACTGGTGGAAAGGCTGCGCATTGTCACGCCGCGCTTGTGAAGCTCGGCGACAATGTCAATGCGATGCCAGTCACGCACTTCATTTCTTTCCAT